GCAGTTGTTACATTCAGTGTAGCACCACCTGATAATTCAGATATTCAAGTACGATACAATGCTTATCTTGGTACAGCTACAGACGCTTCTGGTATTACTTATAACCAGGGTGGTACAGGTGCATCTAGTAGAACAGTAGAGAACAAGCTACAAGAGTCAGTATCAGTTAAAGACTTTGGTGCTGTGGGCGATGGGGTGACTGATGACACTGCTGCTATTCAGGCAGCTTTGGATAACGGCTCTCATATTTTAATCCCTACTGGAACATATAAAATAAACGCTGTTACATCTTTGGTAGTTCCTTCAAATACATCTATTGAACTTCAAAGAGGGGCAACCCTTGAGGCTATTACCAACAACGTAGCTGTTTATGCTATTTTAAAGTGTAGAGATGTATCTAATATTCATATCTATGGTGGCGGTACATTAAAAGGTGAGCGCACAACACATACTGGCTCTACTGGCGAAGGTGGTGAGTGTTTAAACATCCAAGGGTGTGATAATGTTCTTGTGGAAAACTTAACAATTACCAAAGGTTGGGGTGATGGTGTTTATATTGGTGGCACAAGCACAAACAACCAGAGTACAAACATCCAAGTAAAACATTGTATTATTCATAACAATAGAAGGAACAATATATCAGTAACAGCAGCAAAGTATTTCTCTATTGAAAACAATAGGATTTACAATGCGAATGGCACTGCACCAGAAAGCGGAATTGATGTAGAACCTAATCCATCAGATGGATGGTATGTAGAAGATGGTAACATCTCTAATAATATTATCAATACCAATCTCGGTCACGGTCTAGTGGTGGTACACAACTTATCAAGAAACATTGTGGTTGATAATAATACGTGCCATTCAAATACTGTTGATGGTATTTTTGTGGGGTACACCACCAAGATTAAGGTTGTTGGTAATACTTGTAGAGACAACACTGGCAAAGGTATTACAGCAAGAGGTTCAGCCCCAACAGAACTTACAAATTGCATATTTGCTAATAATAGCATACACGGCAACACAGACATAGGACTGTATTCAGACTATCACGTATTGAATTGTATTTTTGCAGATAACTCTATTTTCTTAAATGGCAAGGAAGGTATTAAGGTTACTGGCTCAGGCTATCTTTGGGATTACAACCAGATTCAAGGCAATATGATTCACTCAAATAGCCAAACAACAGACGTTACATATTCAAATGTACTAATTGAAGAGAGTACACATTACTCATCTATCATAAACAATATCATTTACAAGGGCAGCGAGACGAACAAGCCAAAATATGGAATTGCTTTTGTCGGCTCAACTCACGATGGTTTGAAAATAATCGACAATCAATTAAACGCGGCTGGTGATACAGGGGTTTTAGACAGTTTGACTAGCGGTATGACTCTTAGAAACAATACAGGGTTTGCTACTGAGAACGCACTATTGTCTCCTGCTTTTGATATATCAACTGTACAAGAGCTAGATGTTACAGTAGCACACGCTTGTGCTTATACACCAAGCAAAGGTGATATTCAAGCTACTATCGCAGCAGACTCCGTAACAGGTGGTTATGTTTGTGACTTGATTCAAATAAAAGACGTAGATGCTACCAATATTACATTTAGAGTCAATGTATCAACTGCAACAGGCTCAGGTTTGACAGCTAAACTATCTGTGCTAATAAATAGAATATAGGAGAATATATGTATAACAACGGAAACACAAGCAAGAATGTAACAGGGGCTTCTGTAGTTGATGGTACGATTGCCAATGCAGATATAGATTCTTCTGCTGCAATTGCAACCAGCAAACTCTCAGGCGCAGTCACAAGTATTACAAGTCATGGGCTATCATCTTCTGCAACTACAGATACTACAGATGCCAGCAATATTGGTAGCGGAACATTATCTAATGACAGATTAAGTTTAGATATTAGCAACTCAGATGTAAACGCTTCTGCTGAAATAGCTCAATCGAAACTGGCAACACTGGTAATCACTGATTCAGAAGTAGCGGACAATGCTTTATCAGGGAACAAGATTGATGGAGGCACTATCAGTAACTTCGCCTCTACAGGTATTGATGATAATGCTACGAGTACAGCAGTAACATTAGACTCCTCTGGCGATGTTATGATAGGTTCAACTGTTGCCCCTATTGGTACTGGTTTAACAGTAAACTCAGGCATTAGCTCTTCAAGCATCACTGCTATAGAAATTCAACAAAATACTACCGGAGCAGTAAAAGCCGCAGCAGCGTTTGGTGTTGGTATAGCTAATGGCGGTGAATCCACTAATGCTGCTTCTTTAAAGATGCTTACAGCAACAGGGGGTTCTCTAGTAGAACGCATGCGTATCACCTCCTCTGGAGACGTACAAGTCAAAACAGGCAACCTAGTAATAGGCACAGCAGGCAAGGGTATTGATTTCTCTGCTACTGCTAATACAACTGCTTCTGGTGCTTCTATGACATCAGAGTTATTAGATGACTATGAGGAAGGTACTTGGACTCCAGCCTTTACGACTACCGGAACAGCCCTCGACAGCGTGACACACTCTCACCAGTCTGGTTCTTATACAAAGATCGGCAGAAAGGTGACTGTAACCTTTATGCTACGCACCAGCGCGGTTACAGTGGGATCGGCTTCTGGCTATTTGATTATCGAAGGGTTGCCATTCACCCCTAGTCATAGTGGATCGGATCGAGGGGGAGGTTCAGCGCACAGCACTTTTGGTTGGGGTGGGGAGGCCCCTCGTAGCCTTTCAATCTCTGGTTCAACAAACAACATATACCCCACCTATCACACCACAAACAACAGGACTTACAACAGCGACCCAACAGATTTAAGTGCATCAGGTAACAATGATGTTTATGGGGCAGCCACATACTTTACAGCATAGGAGCATAGCATGGCTTTAGAAAAGAAAACAATTGAAGATAAAATCGAGATCATAGGTGATTTCAAATCAGTACAGGTACGCACTGCAACAGTGATTGAAGAGGACGGAGTAGAAATCTCTCGTTCATTCCATAGGCACACAATCTCAGCAGGTGACGACTACTCTAATGAGTCACCAGAAGTACAGGGGATTTGTCAGACCGTTCATACACCAGAAGTAGTTGCTGCATTTGAAGCACACAAGGCAGAGCAGGAGAATAACTAATGCTATCACTACTAATACATGGCGGTGCTAACGGTAACGACTTATAAGGAGAAATGAAAAATGAAAACACTAGATGTAATTGAAGATACGTTGGCAATTGTACCATCAGATACTTTCTACGAGATATCTATTGCAGCAACAACCAATCAGCAATTGACAGCACCATCAAACGCAGAGTTTGTAGTGTTCTCTGCTAATGGTGACTTCTATGTTTGCTATGATGGCACTGCTGCAACTGTTCCATCTTCTGCAACCTGGACAACCGGAGATCAGGAATTGAATCCTAGTATCCGTAAGTGTGAAGCAGGAGATACCTTCGATGTGATTGCTCCAGCAGCAACTAAGATTACTGCGGCATTCTACGCATAGAAATGAACCTACATAAATATAAGAAGGGAGAGCACTTCAAGGGTAATAAGTATAGGGACTATAAGGGTTCCTTTATGACAGCCGCCCTATTCTTGGAGACCAGAACAAATGATTCTTATCCACCTCTATATACTTTTGAGTCGGAAGATAAAGAACATCCTGAATATGGTAAACTCATATCAATAAGGAAGATTTATTTAGAGGCTAACGATCCAACTGAATATTCAGTAGCTATGGCTATAGTAGATTCTTGGGATCACTGGCAACGTATATGTGCTTCCAAGAAAGTAGGACCATACATTAAACAGCTACGTGATGAACTGGAAGTTAAGATGAGATCACAAGCTATTCATGAGATGGCTAAGATATCAACTCAAGGCGTTAAAGGATTATCTGCAGCTCGTTGGTTAGCTGAAGGTTCATGGAAAGGTAAACGTGGTAGACCTAAGAAAGCAGAGGTAGAGAGACAAATGAAGATTGATGCCAAGATCCAATCTGAAGTAGATGAGGACTTTAGTAGAATACAGGATTTCTTAAGTGATCAAGCAACAGCTCACTGAGCGTAAGCAACAGCTCACTAAAGAAGACATAAAAGATCTAGCGGAAGCTGACCTACTTACTTTCGCTAAGCTCGTTAATCCTCAACGCATGTATGGTAAAATGCATGAGGAACTATTTCGTTGGTGGCAAGCTGAGAATGCAAGTGATAACCAATTAGTTTTGTTACCTAGAGATCATCAGAAATCTCATTGTATCGCTACTAGAGTTGCTTGGGAAATAACGAGAGATCCGTCATTAACTGTACTGTACATATCTGCAACAGCAGATCTAGCCGAGAAACAATTATATGCTATTAAAAATATACTCACATCTAAAACCTATCGTAGATACTGGCCTAACATGGTTGAGAAAGAAGAAGGAAAGCGTGAGCGTTGGACTGTCGGAGAAATTTCGCTTGATCATCCAGTACGTAAAAGAGAAGGTGTCCGAGATCCAACGATAAAAGCAGCCGGATTAACTACAAACGTAACTGGTTTTCATTGTAATATAGCTGTACTGGATGATGTGGTAGTACCTGGAAATGCTTATACTGGTGAGGGTAGAGATAAGGTAGCTGGTATGTATTCACAACTAGCTTCTATTCAAACCACCGGAGCTAAGGAGTGGGTAGTTGGTACACGTTATCATCCTAAAGATCTATATACCACTCTACTTGAAATGGTTGAGGAAGAGTTTGACGATGATGGTGAGGTCATAGACTTTGTACCTGTATATGATATATTCCAGAAGGTAGTAGAGATAGAGGGTGAGTTTCTATGGCCAAGACAAAGACGTAAGGATGGCAAGTTCTTTGGTTTTGATCTAAAACAACTGGCACGTAAGAAAGCTAAATATGTTGATAGAGTTCAGTTTTATGCTCAGTATTATAATGATCCTTTCGATCCTGATAATCAACGGATAAGCTATGATGTATTCCAATATTATGATCGTAATCTAATATCACTTAACGACGGTTCTGTACATTTTAAAGGTAATAAATTAAATGTATTCGCAGCTATTGACTTTGCATTCTCAGTACGTAAAGGTGCTGACTATACAGCTATCGTAGTTATAGGTGTAGATGGAGATAATAATATATACGTACTGGATATAAACAGATTCCAGACTACATCTATTAAGGAAATGTTTGATGCTGTGTTGAACGTCTATTCTAAATGGGACTTCACTAAACTAAGAGCGGAGGTTTCAGTAGGACAGAAAGCCATAGTACAGGAATTTAAAGAATACATGAGACAATACGGTGTATTCTTTAGTATTGATGAGCATAGACCTACGAGATATCAAGGTACTAAGGAAGAACGTATGGCTTCCATATTGGAACCTCGTTATGAGAATATGGCTGTATGGCATTATAAGGGTGGTAATATTCAATTATTGGAAGAGGAACTCATAGAGACACATCCAGCTCATGATGATATTAAGGATGCTCTAACATCAGCTATAGAAGTTTCTAAACCACCAGCACGTAGACAGATGAATAGAAAACAACACAGAGATAATGTATTTACACACGCTAGGTTTGGCGGTATAGCTGTTTAAGTTTAAACAAGGAATCATATGAACAATACTTTTGATGTAGAACAATTCTTGGACAGAGATAGATTAGCAGTTACTATTGCTAATAACTGGACTGAATGGCAAGGTCTACGCAAGGAATGGGAATCAGAGAAGAGAGAGCTACGTAATTATATCTTTGCTACTGATACTACTAAGACTACTAATGCCTCTTTGCCTTGGAAGAATAAAACTACTCTTCCTAAATTAACCCAGATCAGAGATAACCTACATGCTAACTATATGGCAGCCCTCTTCCCTAATGATGAGTGGTTATCATGGAGTGGTGATGATGAGGACTCAGTAGCTATGGATAAACGTAAAGCCATTGAGTTCTATATGAAGAATAAACTCAATAACTCTGGCTTTAGGAATACCATATCTAAACTAATTCTGGATTATATTGATTATGGTAATTCTTATTCAGGTATTACGTACGTTAATGAATCTAAATCAGATCCTATTACGGGTGAAGTAATACAGGGATATGTGGGTCCTAGACTTTATCGTATCTCACCTTTCGATATTGTATTTAATCCTACCACTGCATCCTTTGAAGAATCACCAAAGATCATTAGATCAATTAAATCACTAGGTGAATTAAAGAAGAATGTACTAAACAATCCTGAGCTTGGTTATAGTCAAGAAGTTATTGATCGTATACTTAATAATCGTAAGGCATATACACAGCTTGATCCTTCTGATCGTGCTAAGTCAGAGGGTTTCTCAGTAGATGGTTTTGGTTCTATTGAACAGTATTATAACTCTGGATATGTAGAGCTTCTTGAGTTCCAAGGAGATATCTATGATCAGGATACAGATACTCTTTATGAAGATCATATCATCACTGTTATTGATCGTAGTTATATAGTACGCCTAGAACCTAATAAATCGTGGTTAGGGGAGGGTTATATCAGACATGTGGGTTGGCGTACCAGACCTGATAATCTCCTCGCTATGGGGCCACTAGACAATCTGGTGGGTATGCAGTATCGTATTGACCACCTTGAGAATCTAAAGGCTGACGTATTTGATCTTATAGCACATCCAGTTATGAAGATTAGAGGATACGTAGAAGACTTTGAGTATGGTCCAGGTGAACGTATTTATGCTGGTGATGATGGTGACGTAGATTTCATGCGACCAGATACTACTGCTCTTTCTGCTGATATGCAGATTAGAGAGCTAGAGAATAAAATGGAAGAGTTTGCTGGTGCTCCTAAACAAGCTATGGGTATTCGTACTCCAGGTGAGAAGACAGCATATGAAGTACAAGCACTTGAGAATGCTGCTGGTCGTACATTCCAAAATAAGATCACACACTTCGAGGAACTATTTATAGAGCCACAGATAAATGCAATGTTTGAAATGTCAAGGAGACATTTAGATGGTGCTGATATTATTCGTGTAATGGATGATGACTTTGGTGTGGCTTCTTTCCTTACTGTAACCAAAGAAGACATTACAGCCAGAGGTAAGTTATATCCAAGAGGTGCTCGTCATTTCGCTAAACAAGCACAGCTTATACAAAATCTAACTCAGTTCGCTAACAGTTCTATAGGACAAGATCCTGCTGTTAATGTACATATCTCAGGTAAACGTATGGCACAACTAGCTGAGGAATTACTGGGTGTAGATAAGTTTGGATTAGTACAAGAGAACGTGCGTATCATGGAACAGCAAGAGACTCAACGTATTATGCAGAGTGCTCAACAGCAACTACAACAAGAGCAGATGATGGATGTAGATCAGTCTGAGGAAGAAGAACAGATAATATTACAACAACAAGGAGCAATATAATGGCAAGAACAACTCCAGGTGGAGGCTTTCAACCTAAGTTTGGTATGGGTAGAGGCGGTGGTACAGGTGGTGGTCGGATGGGTAAGGCTGCCGTAATCAAGGGTGGCACACCTACAGGACGTAAAGTAAAACGTCAAGGCAAGAAAGCACAGTCAACAGCAGTACCTAAGTCAGGACCTACTCGTCAGAGTGTAAAGGAAGGTATTAAGAGCAGAGCTAAGAAGCGTGAAGCTGAGAAGGCTAGAGTAACAGCACTAGCTAAGAAACGTATAGAGGAAGCTAAGAAACGTTCTGAGGCTCGCAAGAAGAAAGCCGCTGATAGAGAAGATACCAAGAAACAAGCTAAGAAGAAAACTGTTAAAAAGAAAACTGTTAAAAAGAAAACTGTTAAAAAGAAAACTGTTAAAAAGAAAACACCAAAAGCAAATATTAATAAGATTGGTGGTGGTAAACCTGCATCACCTTCAAGAGCTAAGAAGGCTGGTATACTAACAGGTTCTGTTGTAGGGGGTACTATATTAGGTATAGGCCTTAGTAATCTTTCACAAGATAAAGTAGAAACTAAAAAGAAAAAGGTGGCTCCCAAGAAGAAGGTATGGGAAACAGACGCTTACAAGAAGAAGATTAGAGAACGTGATGCTAAGGTAGAGGCTATTAGAAAACGTAAACAACAGAACAAAAAGAAAGCTTTTGATGTTTCAGCTTTGATTGGTAAGTCTACCGATAAACTAAAGAAGCAACGTAAAAGCGATCTAGCTAAACGTTATGCTAAGAAAGCTAGTAAGTCAGGTTTTACTGTTTCTAATCTTATTGCTAAAGCAGTTGGTAATATGAAGAAGAAACGTAAACAGGAAGAACTTAGTAAAAAGAAAGGTTATCTTAGAGATAGCTCAGGTAAAAGAGTGAGAACAGGCTATGGCGGTTATGTCAGAACAAGGAAATAAACGTGTACCAGCTATCCTTACTTCGCATTTAAAAACTAAAGCGGAGAAGGATAGTTGGAAAGAATCTTATTTTAATTCTACTTTTGTTACTGATCCTATTAAAAAGGTTATCAGTAAGAAGATTGATAAAGTAAATAAAACAAGTGAAGATGATTATAATGTTGCTTCATGGGCTTATTTACAAGCTGATAAAATTGGATACGAGAGAGCATTAAAAGAAATTATAGATTTATTGCCATAGCTATTGACTTTTCAATAAAAGTATGGTATAATATATTAATGTTAATAAGACTTATTATTAACTATATAAATAAAGTGAAGGGAGAATTTCATGACCAATGATACTGTGTTTGAGAAAGGTAACGATACGACCAATATTGATACTAACAATAATAACAACGCAATTAATAATGATAATAATGGTGTTGTAGATACTTACGTAGGTGAAGGTAAAAAGTATTCTAGTGTAGATGAATTAGCACAAGGATATCAGAATGCTGATGCTTTTATCGACAAGTTGAAAGAAGAGAATGCTGAGCTTCGTACTCAACAGACTAAACAGACAACTGTAACGGAAGTACTAGACGCTATTAAAACAGAGCAGAAATCCACGAACGGAAGTAGCGATGACCTCTCTACTATAAGTGAAGATGAAGTAGCTAAAATTGCACAACAGACTTACGATCAACAGAAACAATTTGAGGGTGCTAAATCAAATATCTTGAAAGCAGATAAAATGCTCAAAGATATTTATGGTGATAAAGCTCAAGATATAATGAATAGTAAAGGCTCTGAACTTGGTTTAGGTCCTGATACTCTTCAAGATCTAGCTGCTAAATCACCTACTGCATTTATTAATCTTGTAGCTGGCAATCAAAAGTCTGCTAACGAAACTGCACCCACTACGGGTTCAGTGAACAGCGACTCATTAGCAAATGTAAATCAACAGACTATTGCACAGAAGGGTACTTATACATGGTACCAAGAGTTGAAGAAAAATAATCCTTCACTTTACAACTCTTCATCTGTTCAAAATCAAATGATGGAAGATGCACGTACAATGGGTCGTGATGCTTTTTTTAATACTTAATTAGGAGGTAATCTGTTATGGCAGGTTGGTCTACAGGTAATATGGATCATCTCATTCGTAGTGAGATTTGGTCTAGTGAGTTGAAGGATGTCCTTTTGGATGATCTTCAGGCTCAGGGATATGTACGTTGGTTGTCCGAATTCCCAGATGGTAATACATTTACTATTCCATCTATCGGTACTGCAAACGTACGTGATTATAACGAAGGTGATTCTGTTGTATATGATGCTATGGATACTGGTGAGTTCCAGTTTAGTATCAGTGAGTACGTAAGTTCCGCAACATACATCACTAACAAGGCTAAGCAGGATTCATTCTATATGAATGAGCTTGTATCTAGTTTTGTACCTAAACAGCGTAGAGCTATTGAAGAGAAACTTGAGACTGATATTCTAGCACTCTCCGGTTCTCAGACAGCTTCTAACGTTAACTCAATCAATGGTGCAGAGCATCGTTTTGTTGGTACAGGTTCCAATGAAATTATGGCTCCTGCTGATTTTGCAAAGGCTAAGTATGGCTTGAAAAAAGCTAACGTGCCTATGTCTAATCTCGTAGCTATTGTTGATCCTTCTGTTGGTTATGCTTTGGAGACATCTAGCAATCTAGTTAATGTTTCTAACAACCCACGTTGGGAAGGTGTAGTAGCTGATGGACTCACTTCCGGTATGCGTTTCGTTAAGAACGTATATGGTTTTGATGTTTATGAGTCTAACTACTTGACTGATGCAAACGAAACAATTGGTGGTGTAACTACTGCTGCTGGTAAGGCTAACATGTTCTTCAGTGCTGAAGGATCTGTTACTCCATTTGTCGGTGCATTCCGTCAGATGCCACAGGTTGATTCCGAGTACAATAAGGATAAGCAACGTGAAGAGTACGTAACTACTACTCGTTATGGTGTTCAGCTTTATCGTCCAGAGAATCTCGTTTGTGTTCTTACTGATACCGATCAGGTTTAATAGGAGGTAATCTAATGGGAACTACATGGACAAATGATGATGGTCTTGTCGTACAGTTTGGTACTCGTACCTCTGAAGACAAGCGTGGCGGTGTTGTAAGTACTGCTGGTAATGTTGAGGAAATGGTCGTAGACTTTGCTTACGATGATCTTCCAGATGGCTCTACTGACGGATCTTATACTACCATTCCTTCCGGTGCTATGATTCTTGATGCTTATTTTGAGGTAACTGCCGCGTTTGTTGGCGGTACTTCTTATGACATTGATCTCGTAGATACTGCTGGTTCAGCTATTGGTTCTGGCGAAGACAAGCTCTTTGATGCTCTTGTTACCGCTGATATCAACGCTATTGGTGAGCGCAATTCTGCACGAACTCATGGTGGTACTAACTCTGGTAATGCTCTTGATACTGAGCTTGCTAGTGCTGGTATGCTTAAGGCAGCTGCAACAGGTACGTTTACTGCTGGCGCAGGACGTATGGTAATTCGTTACATTCCGTAACTAAAAAGCAGGGCGTACTAATTATTAATTTAGTTAGTACGCCTTGTATTAATAGGATAAATTATGGCACAGATGACTCTTCTTGACATGACCCAGAATATCCTGTCAGCTATGGATAGTGATAATGTCAACGATATAGATGCCACACCTGAGTCACAGCAAGTAGCTACCGTAATCAAAGAAACATACTTTGAGATTATTAATCGTAGAGATTGGCCATTCCTTATGGGGGCTGATCAACTAACAGCACTGGGTGATTCTTCTAATCCAACACGTATGCAAATCCCTAGTGGGGTTAGTAAAATATATTGGATTAAATATGACCGTAAGGAAGCAACTGCTGATCCTGAATTAAGTACAGCTATTACTTATAAAGAACCTATTGACTTTATAGAATTATGTGATAATAGAGATAGTACAAGTTCAGATGTATTAGTAGTCACAGACTCCAGCGGTATCAAACTAAATATTCGTAAAGATGATGGTCCTCAATACTGGACATCTTTTGATGACGAATATATCTATTTCGATTCTTATGCTTCTTCATTAGAATCAACACTACAAGAAAATAAAACCAAGATACATGTTCTTAAAGAACCATCTTGGTCACACACAAATACAACAATACCTGATCTACCTGCTCACATGTTCTCTATGTTTTTAGCTGAGGCTAAGTCAGTATGTATGCTCAACATTAAACAAATGGAATCAGTTAAGGAAGAGCAGAGAAGTAGAAGAGGTTTAACTAGAATGCAACATGCATCATGGAGAGAGAATGGAAAACCAAGAACCCCTAACTACGGTAGAAACAGATAAACAAAAAAAGAAACCTAGAAAGAAATATGTTAGATCTAGGGAAAATAATAGTAAGCCTCTACAGAATACAAAAGCCAAACGACTAGAACAACAGAAGTTATGGCAAGAAGGTATGCGTACCAAGTTTGAAATCAAACGTCTACCTCAGCTCACTTCCGTTGAGATCGTAACCAAAGGTAATACTAAACTACCTAATAGTTTACAGGGTATGTGGACCGATCATAAAATAGCTCAACGAGCAATTAATGTTTATATAGAAACTGGATTCAAGGTTTAATGCCACAAGCACAACAAAATAAAAATTATTTCACATTCGTTAAGGGGCTTATTACTGAAGCAAACCCATTAACATATCCAGAGGATACTTCTTTTGATGAAGATAATTTTATACTAAAACGTAACGGTAGCCGTGAACGTAGATTAGGTATAGATTGGGAAACTAATAATAAAACAGCCAATACTGTTGATGTTGTTACTACAATAGGTGGTTCTTCTTTTGATGATTCCGAAATAGAAAGTTATGCTTTTACTACTCATGAATGGAGGGGTGTAGCTGGTGATGGGAATAAGAATTATACTATTATTCAGATAGGGCCATATCTTTATGTACACGATATGGAAAGATATCCATCTGATAGTACGGATAATCATATTATATCTGAAAACAGAATAGATCTAAATATAAGCGGTAACGAATACATAGATCTAACAAACTATGCGGCTCCTGGATTAGCTAGTTCAGTAGGCACAAATCCTGTTGATATTGCTTTTGGTAGGGGACGTGCATTTATTACCTGTGCTTGTGTAGAGCCTATTTATCTTGAATATACTACAGCCACAGATACGTGGTCTGTTGTTCAGTTTGAGTTACAGGTTAGAGATTTTGAGGGGGTAACAGATAACCTAGATTTAGGTGAGCGTCCATCATACCTCTCAAAAGAACACCAATATAATCTACTTAATCAAGGCTGGAAAAACGAGGGTGAGGGTGGTATAGATACACGTAAGATGTCACCACTAGAAGATATTGGAGCGGTTAGTGAAGTAACAGTAACCAACGGTGGTTCTGGTTATACCACTGAACCAACCATTGCTTTTACTGGTGGTGCGGGTGCAGATGCAGCAGCTACAGCCACTATACTTAATGGAGAAGTTATCTCTATTACTGTAACAGAAGGTGGTACTGGTTATACTTCCGCACCTACCATGAGTTTTTCAGGGGGTGGTGGATCCGGTGCAACAGCGACTTGTGATTATGCTACTGCTGATGACACTCCATCTAAATATCCATCTAACTCTGACTTATGGCAATTAGGTAAATATACAGATCTTGATACAGCATCTAGCACCAACGGCCAAGATATCTGGAATACTACACAACTAGATAAATTCAATATAGGTAATGCAACTGCGGCTAAAGGTAGTTTTACTTATGATTTATTTAATATAAATAGATCTTCTAACGTAGCTGGACTTTCTGATATAACTGAAACATATAGAGCAAGCACAGTAGCTTTCTTTGCTGGACGTGTTTGGTATAGTGGTTTTAATTCTGAACGCATTGGTGGTAATGTAGTATTCTCTCAAATTATTCAAAACATAGATCAGCAAGTTGGTTATTGTTTTCAAGCTAACGACCCTACTGCTGAAGACCTAAACGAAGTACTACCTTCTGATGGTGGTGTTATTGATATTCCAGAAGTAGGACATGTCAATAAGATTATTACTGCAGGTAACTCATTAATTATTTTAGCTAATAATGGTGTATGGCAAATATCTGGTGGTGATTCAGGCTTTACTGCTGATACTTATGTAGTAAAGAAGGTAACTAATGTTGGTTGCGATTCACCAAATAGTGTTATCTTTGCTGAAGGGCTTGTTTTTTATTGGGCTGGTGGTGGTATTTATGTGCTGGAAGCAGATCAAATATCATTAAATCTGAAAGCTACAAACATAACACAGAATACTATTCAAACTAAATATAATAATATACCTAGAAATAAAAAGAATAAAGTCTTTAGTATTTATGATGAGAACGAAAAAGTACTTATTTGGGGATATAATGATGATGCTGGTGAGGATATAGATTATAAATATACTAAATCAATTATGTATGATTTAAATCTAAAAGCTTTTCATTTACATTCACTAGGAACCCTAAACGGAGATAAACCTTTTATTGCTACGGGTCTTTTCTATCATGATCTAACGGTTGGGGGGGTACAACAGAAAAGCACACCTAAGTTCTTATCTATAGTGCCTACAGTACCTACTCATGCAACGGATAAACAGTGGAAATATTGTTTTAGTTATATGAAGGATGGAGATTATTTTACAGATTGGAGACAGTTTGAGATAGATATAAATAGTGCCACTGACGATGCTGTTGCTGGTCATAGTTATACCTCATATTTAGAAACCGCTTATGAGTTAGGCGGTGATGCTATGAGAAATAAACAAGTTAATTATTTATATATTTATATGACACGTACTGAATTAACAGCTACGGATGGCGTTCTTGATAATCAAAGTGCTGTAGATGTACAAGCTCGTTGGGAATGGGCTGATGATTCTATAAGTGGTAAATTTACAGATACATTTGACGGTTATAAATATGTACGTCCTTATGTATTATCTTCCACAACAGGAACAGTAAACGTGGATTATGGTTATAAGGTTATGGTAACAAAAAATAAAATACGTGGTCAAGGTAAAGCAGTACAATTTAGATTCGCTTCACAAGATAATAAAGACTGTAAGCTTTTAGGTTGGGCGATACACGCAACAGGAGTAACTATAGTGTAATGATTATATATCGAGAAGAGAGAGCAGAGGACTTGGTAGATGAGATTAAATTACACATACATAATCATTGGGAAGAAGTAGAACAATATAAAGATAAGATAAAACTTAATCCTGATTTTAATAAATATATTGAATTAGATAATCTAGGTATGTTACATGTTGTAACCGCTAGAAGAGAACAGGATTTAAAACTGATAGGTTATTTTATATCAGTAATAATGCCACCATTACATCATAAAGATCATTTATTTGCTGTTAGTGATATTATTTATATTGCACCAGAATATCGTGGTAAACTTTTAGGTTTAAAATTAATTAAATATACTGAAAAGAAATTAAAAGAGAAAGGTGTTTCAGTTCTAAACATAACCATGAAGACACACGCATCATTTGAAAAAATATTAGAACGTATTGATTTTAATAAACAAGAAATTACATATACGAAATACATAGGAGTATAGAAATGCAAGCTTTAATGATAGCATCAACAGTAATTGGAGCTTATTCAGCTTACCAACAAGGTAAAGCATCTAAAAAGGCAGCGGCGGAGACACGTAAAGCTAGGAAAGCTGAGGCTAAAGTGCAAGCTGCTAAAATGGTACGTGAGAAGAAAGATGTTGTTGAGCGAGGTCAGAGAGCTAAGGCAGTTGCTCTAGCACAAGCAGAAGCAGCAGGTGGTGAAACTGCAATTAGCACACAAACATCTTTACTTCCAGGGGTACAAGGATCTATTACTTCTCAACAGGGAGAGCAACTATCTTTCCTTGAGGGACAGGATGTTGCTATGGGTCAACGTAATGTAGCTGCAGGTAGAGCTGCCGGTCATCAATCAAGAGCCAACCAGTGGGGAGCTTATGGTTCTATGGCTGGTACTATTTTCTCGGGCGCACAAGCTCTAGCATAATGACAACTCAAGCACTCTTTGCTGATCAAGAGATAGATCTATTTGCTGATCTTGAACAACCAGAGGAACAACAGCCTCTAGGTGAAACACTACGTAAACTTATTGCTGGTGAAGCTACGTACGTATCTGCTCAGGAGAATAGATATGAACCTATAGTACGTCAACAGCAGTACATTGGTGCATATAATCAGCTTAAGACTGAAGATAATATTGATGGTGTACTACATAATTCAGCTTCAGCATATAGTAATAGTATGCGTGAAGTACTGAATACATACATGCAGAAGTATATAGATTCTAATCCTAACGATGTAGATGGTTTTCAGGAAGAAGTAATGACTGTGAGTGAAGCTCACGGTACTCTTGATGAGGATATGACAGTTGAGAATGCTTTTGATGTAGCATTCGTTGAGTCAGCTGCTAGTACCAATATGGATACAGCAGTGCAGAAAGAACAAATGTTTAGGTTCTATGCTCAGAGACAATTAGCAGAACTTTTAGATAAGCAGGATGTGTTTGATAAGGTTGTTAATTATACTGCATTATTATGGCCAGATATTACTTATGATATATCTCAGTTCTTAGAAGGAAGCTGGTTTAATAATTACGATGATTTCTATTCATTCCAACAGAATTTCTTTTCGTTGTCACCCAAAGATAAAGTTATTGCTTGGAAAGAAATTCAAGAACAAGCATACGAAACCTTCGATAGCAACGAAGTAAAGACAGCTATCTTCTTGGCAACACTCATTGATCCAGTAGGTGCTGATGAGGTTAAGACACAAGGATACTTCGATGCATTCGACATAGGTACTGCTGGAGTTACTGCTGGTATAGCACTAACCAGACCTTTGTTTACCGCTCTCCGATCAATGAGACTTAATAAGAAACTCATGGAGCTTGAGAATGTAGATGAAGCAGGAATGGTTACAGCCATGGAAGGATTGGACGAGGCAGGGGCTGATGCGCTCTCTGCGAGCCGTTTCGATACAGCCTCTACCATTAACCCATTTAATACAGAAGAGTTCATAGGGGGCATTGACGGTCTCTCAGAGGCTACTGTACGTAACCTAGAGGGACATATAGGACAAGGTACTAAACTAGATACCATTCTTAATAATATACATAGATTCACATCTCCAGAAGCTGATAGCTTATTCCTAAAGGAAGGCTTCATACCACCAGATACGAGAGAACGTCTAATAGCTGAAGCACTTAATAAACAACAGCAGTTATCACATGATTATCGTGTGAAGCTCGGTGTCGATATGAGGGATGTTCGTGTCATTAAGAGTGATGAGGATGGTTTCACTATTGGTTATAAGCTGGAGGGTTTAGACTTAGAACATAAAGTAGCCTTTACTATTGATGATGAAACAGGCTCATTTATGACTACTGAATTAGGTAAAGTACCTGCTACTGTACTCTCACCTTCTCGTTTATTTCAGGATGATCCATACTTAGTATCTGGCTTTACCAGAACCGGTGATCAAGGTGCTCGTTTATCTGCTGGTTTTAAACAAGCATATAAAGAAGCACTTAAGCCTATAGAAAAAGGTTTGATTAAGGACGGTATACTAGATAAAATTAAATACCGTAAGCGGTATAGACAATTAGATGAGATACTTGTTCTAGCTGATAACCACAGATTGAAACAAACACTCACACCCATACAATTAAAGCAAGGTTTCTTTACTAATAATGAAGGTAAGGTAATTCATTTTGAAGCTCTCAGTGATGATGGCGTTAAGGCTTATTATGGTGTACGTAGAGTACTAGATCAGTTGTGGGAACTAACTAATTATCGTATACGTAGGGAATATCAGGCTAAAGGTTATAAAGATATTGACATATACCAAACAGTAGATGGTGCGGTCGCTAAACAACAACATATCGGTAAGCCTCATGATACTATAGAAGCTGCACATACATCTATTAGGCATTATGGTGATTCACTTAGTCAGGGCAAGGGTAAGAGATCACGATCTAACTGGATATATATCTATAAAGCACCAACTGAGGAGGGTGCTAGTGGTTCGTTTAATAAATACCCTAGCCACCAACTACCCTCTAAAACAGGTATACTTCAACAGTGGTATGATGAGGGATATAAACTTTATAGATTAGATACACCTGTTTTAATGAAGAATGCTGGTGATACTAAAGGTTCTTATATTGATTATGCTCTTATTAAGGAAGAGTGTTGTGTACATGAACTGCCTTATACTATGTTGAATAAGGAACCTAATTATATACCACGTATTTATAATAAAGGAACTTACTTCGTTAAGGAAATAGAGAAGGAAGGACTGACACATACTAGACGTATAATGTACAGCAAAAAAGATGCTGAGGATTTTGTCAACACACAGAATAAATATCTAGGTGAGGAAGTTACAGGCTCTAAATGGATTTATAAATTCGATAGAGAATTAACACCTTATGAACTTGAGGAAGAAACTATCAATATGTTTGGTGGTTTATATTCAGGTAAACGTGCTAAGGATAGAATCATTGAGGGTACTGGTGTTCCTAATGAAGCGGAGTTCCCTGATCGTGTTAACTCACTAGGTGCTATTCAGAGATACATGAACCACGTAGCTTCTGTTATTCCTATGAATGAATATCGTATGGCTATGCAGAAGCGTTGGTTGAATACAGCAGAGAAGATTAGAGTACAGAAAGGATACGCAGCTGTACTTGAGAAACCTTGGGACTTTCATTCTGATATTTTGTTAGATAAGTTTTCTTCTGAAGCTGTTGCTTTGGAGAGTTTACGTTCATATATAAACGATGTTATGCGTTTACCTACATTCACTGATAAACTGTGGACATCAGGAATGCGTAGGTTAGCTGAGACTACAGAGAAAACCACTATAGGTTCTATTGATTGGAGCGGTGGTCTTTATAAGAAGAAGTTTGGTAAGCCTTACGATGCTACTATATATAGAGGATTACAATGGGCTTCATCAAAAGATCCTTATGCTCTTATGCGTACAATGGCTTTCCATCCCTTACTAGGTTTCTGGAACTTCTCTCAACTGGTAGTACAATCAGCAGGAGCAACGCTAGCGGTTTCTCTTGATCCTGTTAATGCTACTAAATATATGAGACAGTACTCAGCATTAAGGATGTTGAGTTTAGCTAAACATTTTCCAAAGATACAGAACAACCCAGAGAAAATGTCTCTTATTTATAATAAAATAGCTAAGGCATCTGATCTAAAAGTAGATGATCTAAAAGAACTACACCTTCAATGGGAACGTACTGGTCTTGAAGAATCAATTATGCTTAATGCTGATTTCAACGCTGCTAAACAGGGGTTTGGTATAGGTATTGAAGGATTAAAAAAGATAACCGATAGTGGACTGCTGTTCTATCGTGAAGGCGAGCTAGTTAACCGAGGATATACTTGGTTAATGGCTAGAAATAAATGGATGACTAGGGAAGGACGTGGTGTTCTAAATACTGCTGATGAGAAAGCTGTTATTGATGAGGCTTATAAAGTGGGTCTTAACTTCTCACGTATGAATCGTGCTCAGTGGCAGAAGGGAGCATTATCTGTGCCTACACAGTTCCAACAGGTAATGGCTAAGTTCATGGAACAGTTTATTCCTGGATCTAAGAACTGGACTAAAGGTGAGAAAGCCAAAGTACTGACAGGACAGTTGATATTATTTGGAGCGGCTGGAGTACCAACTGCTGAATACATAATTAATAATGCATTACGTATGGCTGGTTATGAAGCTGGTGATCTATCGGAAACAGAACGTAGAACTATTCAAGAAGGAATAACAGGTTTGTTCCTAGAGCTGATGGATGCTGATGTTACTGTAGTTAATCGTATGGCATTCTCTGCTGATCCCGAACATAGTGTTATTGGTAAACTTTTTGATGGTGGTCCTAGTACTGCATCTGCTTACTTTGGTGCGTTTGGTACAGTGATGGGACGTGCGGAGAATAGTATTAGTTTACTTAAACCAATATTTGGTTCAGCAGATACAATACATGACTTAACAGCTAATGATCTTTTGGCTGGAGCTAGTCAGCTTGGGCGTATCTCTTCTTCTTGGAGAAACATACACAAGTCTATGTATCACCATAACTTAGGTATCATGTTTGATAACCATGGTAATAAAATTAAGGAAACAAGACCTAACCTAGTTTCAGAAATTGGTCAAGCACTTGGTTTTAAATCAAAAGATGTTGAGATTACCTATGACATGCTTGAGTACAACAAGGATAAATCTACATTCTATAAAGAGATACTGGATGACATGGTTCAATTACGTGTTATGTATCTACATACGGTAACTGGTGAGGTATCAGATCCACAGGCAGCTCGAAGACTACTAGCAGCTGAGAAGATTCTGTTTGCTGGTGCTGGTTTATCACCTGACGAAGAGCAGAAGATGTATACTATGTTGGGTCAGAGACTTTCTCAGAATGAAGGTAAGTACGTAATGGAACATAATAAACTATTCAACAATATATGGTTGGAACAAGGTGCTCCTAGAGTTGAACAGACAGTACCACCGCTAATGAATATAGGACAATAAGATGGGACTACAAACACAACTACAAGATCCTACTGTATATGATATACCAGATACAGCAGTGGTGGATGATCATTATAGACACTATGCTAAGGCATTTGATACTGCTGTTACTGGTGGTATTGAGACATACAAAGAATATCAGAAAGGAGTTGCTAGGGAAGAGCAAGCAGGGGAAGTTGAGGGTTATCAGAGTGAGGTTGAGGCATATCAAAAAGCTAAACCCACACCACTGCCTTCTAATGCTACACCTGAACAGGTACAGTTAGCTAAAGAACAGTCTCAGGTATTTCAAATGCATAAGCAGGGGCTATTATCTGGTCCTAGTTTAAAAGCACGTATACAAAAAGTAGCTCGTCAACAGATGGTTGATCATCCTTGGATGGCTGCGGAGATTAAAGCTTACTCTGCTTTCTATACTAAAAGCTCAGCTGGTGCTATTGAGTTACCGCCTGAGTTACAGGGTATTAAGGATGCACAGAAACAGATAGCTAAGAACATGGCTCTTGAGGGCATGAACGCTACTGATCCTAATCAATATAATGCTTACGTCACACGTATGCATAAGGTAGCTGTGTTTGATGCTAGACAGAAAGAATTAACATATAATGCATCACAAGGTGATTTCAATGTTCCTGATGTTATAGATCTTATTGATAACATGGCATTAATATTACCTGCTAGTGAAGGTCAAGGTATGGGTATGTTACCTTTAATGAAACAGTTTAATAAAGAACTAGCTAACGCAGGTGGAGATCCCTCTCAAGTTAATGTGGGTTTCTATAAGTCACAAGTATCTTTGCTTAAGTTTCAGCTTAAAGCTGGGCTATCTGCTGCTATTGAACAGGCTGGTGCTAATCTTGATTTTAATGATCGCAAGGAAGTAGAGGAACATATAAATAATATAGGTAGTGATTGGATTACTGCTATTGAGGAAGGTAATAAAGCTAAGCTTGGCTTCCTTACGAGTCAGAATGAGTTGGTAGAACAAGGTGTTATACGAGATCTGGGTCCTATAGCACCATTAGCTAAAGCTCTTGGTGACTCAGGAGCACAGGAACTATTGGGGTCATGGAGAAGGCTATCTGGGTTATCTGAGAATGCTTTTAAGCTCGACCCCTTCTATATTAAACATCCTATCTACTCTGATATGTTACGTAGGAACAAACCTGAATTTTATATAGGTGCAGTAATTAAGGGTTTCTCAACAGGCAATCCACTTGAACGTACACCATTAACTAATAATATTGCAGTTGATGTAATTAGTAGTATGTCAAGTGCTAATGTACAAACTAATCAACCATTCACTAAAGAACAACAGATAACATATAGTACTGCTGTCAATAACTTATTGAATCAAGAGAGTACTGAGCATCGTGTGGGTGCTATGGAGAGATTACTTACTGATCGTATTAATGCTAGTGTGATATTTAGTAATCCAGAAACTACACAGGAAGTACGTAATGCATTCACATCTATCTATACCGGACTGATAGAGAAACGTGAGACTATGGAATCACAGGCTATCTTCTATATTGGTGATGATAGTAATGTTCACTCATATCTTCCGGGTCGAGCTAAGGAAATTGATTTACTTTTTGGTGAAGGTACACAGGCTGTTGAACCAGCATTCGTAGAGATGACTAATAAAATGTTATCGTTATATGACATCATAGGTTTTAATTCTAACATGGGATTAACTAGGGATGAGTTCATTCGTAAAGTTCTTGGTGAACGTAGAGAAAATAAATGACATTCAAGTACTGGCAAGATGGTGAAGAGAAGGAAGCTGAATCACTAGACCAAGCCATTGATCAGACTCTAATACATAAACCAGAAGAGTCTCAAACACCTATTGAGAGTGCCTCAGAGCCAGCGAGAGAGCTTGCTGAGTACATTGAGGGGCGTAAGGGTGTCCTAAAGGAACTCTTCTCTACGGAGGCGTGGAAGGAAGCATTGACTACCTTACCTAAGCTTGATGATGTGGTAGCACAGAAAGAAATTAGAGAAGAATCTATGTCTGTAGCTCTTGATTGGATGGGTGGTGGAATAACTCAGGTAGGTAAGAAGGGTGTACAATTAGTTGGTGAGGTTGCTGACATGATTGATAACTACAGACCTGGACAAGGATTTAGGGATACATATATCCAACCAAAGAAAGAGTTACCTTCTGGGGTAGAGGAACAAATAAAAAACTCAGTCTTTAAAGATAACCAAGGTAATCCTCTGGTTGTATTCCATGGCACAAACCGTATCATTGAGGGTGGTTTAAAGAAAGGAAAGGTTAGACCTGTAATCTCTTTTACTTTAGATCCTAAACTAGCTGATGAAGTATACTCAGCTGCGGATGAGATACCTTATCATGCTAAGACAAGAGTACCTAAAAAACCTGATGAGTCAGTAGAAGAATATGCTACTAGATTACAGCCTATAGCTAAAGAATTAGGATTCACACATCCTTCTAATATAATTGAAATGATTGGTGGAATGGGTGATGAGAAACAATTAGCTAAGTACGTACCTATCATAGAGAAGAAGTGGGGTATTCAAGTAACTAAACACGGTACTGATGGTAGATATTTACCTACCTCAGCAACACACCCAGTTACATTGGATATTCAAAAACCATTCAACCCTGCTGATCCTAAGCATGTTAAGAGATACCATGAGGCGTATGTTAAACACTATGGACATACAGGGGAAATGGTTAAGAAGGATTTAGAAGCTATTAAGAATGGTGATTGGCATATGCTAGAGGAACCTGAGCTTATGAAGAAGCTAGGTTTTGATAGTACATATACCGTAGAGCACGGTGCAGTTAATATACACGTCTTTGATGAGAAACAAGTAGTGCCTCTTTTTAGTAAAGTAAAAAACAAATTAGATGTGAATGTATCAGAGCACGGTATATTAGGTAGAATATATGAGATGACCAACGATGATGTTATTATTCATCATGGTCGTCCTGTTTTTACTAAGACAGGTAATAGATTATCAGGGACAAAAGGAACCAACAGATTAGAGTTTGATATTTATGATATGAAACACTATAAAGAAACCGAAGAAACACTTAAGATAGGAACAGTACAGTTGAACATAATTGAACAAGAAGGTTCAACACCTATAGTTGAGGGTTTGGTTGATATTACTTTAAATCCTAAGTATAGGAAACAAGGTTTTGGTAAGAAGATTATTGAAGCTGTACGTACACTAAACCCAGATAATAAACTAAATGTTTATGATGTAAAGAAATCAGCACAGGGTTTCTGGAAGAAATTAGGCGGTAAACCTGTAAAGAATAAAGGTGTTATTGATCAACAAGATTTTATAATTGAGTAAGAAGAAGAACAATGGAAATAGACCCAAGAATAATCTGGAACATAATCTTAACTCTAGGCATTGGACCTCTCTATTGGTTCATAAAGAGAATGGCAAATGATATTAGATCACTTGATCGTAGAGTTACTGACCATGAGATTAGAGATGTGCAAACATTTATAACCAAGGAAGATTATCACAGGGATATTGATGAGATCAAGGGAATGCTCTCAGATATATTTGAGATCCTTAGGGCTAAATAATGAAGATAATATATGTTATACTACTCAGTCTTACTCTATCAGGCTGTGCCGGACTCGGTGTATTATCAAATCTATTATCACCCTCTAATGCTCCTAGTATAGAAGCTGAGGCAAATATAGGTAAGGAAGTAGAGTCAACAGATAAGTCTTTGGTTATCAAAGAAGATACAATCAAGGGGGAGGTTGTTACTGTACATAAGGCTGAGCGATTTGCTCAAGTAACTGCTACTGAATTAATATACGAGGAACGTATACCATTTTGGATATGGATCTTAGTAATTATGGGTTGGATATTACCAAGTCCTATAGAGATATATAAGGGTTTAGGTACGCTTATATTAAATATAAAAAATTTTATTAAGTCCTAGTATTCTAGGCAAGGAACCCCTTAGAATTTCTCTCTCTGTTCTAAGGGGTTCTTTTTTATTTACTAGAAGTAACCGTTGCTTTCATTATAAGCATCAACCTCTGCCTGATACTCCCTAATATCTTCCTCGGTTACCTGATCATCAGACCAGTTTACTCTACAACTAATAGTGTCTACTGATGGTGTATCTACAACATTATAGGTAAACTGAGTATAGTCTACGGGTTCATCATACCAATAGGCTTGTGAACTACTGCCACCCAATAGTAGCATTGCTATCATAGTAGTCTTAATCATTGGTGGTTACTCCATTGATAAAGTTCTTACCCTCAGTATCCATGTAACCGTCAACAACTGAGTTCATGTAGGTATCAGCCTTGCCTGATGCATTGATCACCATTGAGAAGTTACCCTCTGCTGAGCCTTTACCTTTCCCTGAACCATTGTGGTCAGCCACAAGTTTACCAGTAGTATCACCCAGATAGGTTCCATTACTATTATCACCAAAGAATGCCTCAGCAGTGTTGGAACTAAGAGCCATTAGTACAGCCATAACTGCGCCGCCTGCTACAATATACAATCCAGCCTTCAAAGTTTTATTCATAATATATTCTCCTTGTTAAATTTATATTATACTAATAGTATATCATAGAATGCTTATCTAGTCAAGCTCTAATTCTTTAATTACTCTATAAGCTTGTTCTATGTGTAGTTCCCAACGCATACGTCCTTTATTCCTACCCATCATATGTTCTTCTGAGCCTGGACCAGCGATAGCTTTAGCTACGCGTTCCACCATATAATGTAGACCATCATTGCCGTTGAGTCCTATCATATCTATCCTATTAAATACCAAGACCTGCTCTCTCTTTAATTAAAGCATTGATCTCACCTTCAACATCAGCCAAAGTCAACTCTTCATCCATTGGAAATATGAAGGAACAACCCCTGAGGAAGTAAGTCATGTTACTCATTACTTCATCCAAGGAAATTGTTGAAAACTCTTGAGTGGTCCTATTATCTATCTCTCCCTCATCATTAAAATCTACTTTTGTCAGTGTGTAAATTGAATCTTTAATCATTACGCTACTCTCCTATTTAAAAATGTCATTGAAAATATCTGGTAAGTCTGGTTTAGTCTTACCCGAATCTCTTTGTGAATACCCTTGGTTCCCTGTCATATTAAAAAACTGATGTAATCCTTTGGGTGTAAAGTTAGCTCCCTTTGTAAGCCAGTGAGGATTCTTATCTGTATATCTTTTCCAGAGTTCTTCTCTATTCATAATACCTTACATTAACCCTTTTAATGTATGACATATCCTACATTAACCTGCATCTTCTAGGTTATTGCCTGTTATTTCAATCACTAAATCATCTTGAAAGTCAGGGTTCTCTTCGTAGTTATGATAACCTCTGGGGTTACTAAGTACTCTAGTATCTTCCACCATATAATCATTTGAGCTATGGGTGTGTCCATGTATCCATAGATCAATGTTATGTACCTCTATGAAGTCATCAAGGTTGCTGTAGTATGCTTCATTAATAGCACTCAGCCCATACCTTCTCATATCTACTGACTTCTTAGAAGGTAAATGGTGAGACACTACAACATTGTATTTGGTCTCAGACTGCTGAAGAACATAATTAATCCAGTCCTTAATCTTATAATGTTCATCCACTGATCTTCTAGGTGTGAAGGCGTATTCATCTGGTACCTCTTCATCATGTCTATATGTAGATATATTCTTACCTCCTGAGTCCTTGAGAGACATACGACAACCGTTGTAGTCATTCATCATACTCCAAGCTGCATCCATACTAGACTGATCATAATGGTTGAAATCAGTCCAGAGAATACCTCCAACAAAGGTAGTATCGTTTATCTCTACACTAGTACCTTCATCAAGATAATAAACATTCCTACTAGCTAAGTCATCCCACCCTTCATTCCACTGTGATCTAATGGTATCTACATTCCCACTCCGATAGAATGAATGGTTGCCTAGGACAAAGACTACTGGCTTCTCATGTTTCTCTGCTAACATGATACAGTATTCTCTCTCCCTGCTCCACCCTACATCAATATCACCAGCCAAGACTATTACATTTGCATCAGTCTTAGGTAGATCTATGTCTCCAAACTCTAGGTGAAGGTCACTTACTACTTGTAGTTTCATTTCTCTAACCTCTCTACATAATACTCATAGTGATCTGCATAAAAATGACAACACTCCCCACATATCTCAGCGTAAGTACCTGCTGTCTCTGAGTCACCTGAGTTGTGCTTGCAGGTGTCA